CCAAAGTCTCTAACTAGGTTAAGCAGGTCAAAGGAGCGGAATGACATATCTTACTCCTTATTCGTATTCAGGTGTTTGATAGCTTGGTGGGTTCTTAAAACGATCTCTACGGAATGAGCCTTCGATACGGTTAGTGTTAGCTCGTACAGCCTCAATGCCACTCTTAGTGATACCCCCAGCTAGGACACCCACCGAAGCACCTGCGGTCTTACCTTGGTACTCTAGGTCATCTGCTAGTGCTTTATACTGTCTGGCTAAGTCTGAGTAATCAGCACTTAAGGCTCCACTCAGTTGTGTCGTTACTTGTCGGGAGTATTTAGCTGAGATTAAACGTGCAACCCAAGCCCCTGAGTAATACACGTTGTTACCATTCTCAGATAAAGCAAATGTAATCTCTTCGTTCTGCGCTTGCTGGTCAACCGTGTCAGTATCCCCGACTAGCAGTCGTACTGTGTTGAGACGACCAGAAGCCGTGGTAGTGTCCAAGTCTGTAGGATCGTAAGACCATGCCATGTAAGTCGTCTCCTGAGTGCCAGCGAACTGGTGTTGTTATTAGTCAGCGAGAACCTTGTCTCGAATGTCGTAGAAGTCTTCTGTAATCCAGCGATTAACATTAAGGAAGCGTCTGATTAGACCACGTTGCTTATCGTCAATCTTAGACTTCTTACACTTCTTAGATTCAAACTCTGTCTTACTGGAGGTACGTTTGTTTACCTCGACATTAAGTAAGTTCACTAAGGTCTCTAAGTCTTTACCAGCGAGTTCAGACAGTCGATCTCCAACCTTGTTCTGAACCTCTAGTTCTTTATTGTGGTGGATATAACCTGCGGCGTATAGGGTAGCAACCTTATCTTGGTCTATACCTCGCTCTGCCCAGTTAAAGTGATCTCCACGTTTCCAATTTGTATTATCCGCCAGTAAAGGCATCTTGATAAACACAGGCCAATCGACCTGCCAACCCAAGTATGTGGGGTGCATAGGGACTCTCCATTATATGAATACTGTTACGTTCTGTTATATATTGGGTTGTACCCCAAGCCGTTAAGCTCAGGGTACACCTTTAGTATTATCGCTTAGGCGACTACGGCTGAGAAGAAGTAACCCAAGTCTGCACCTGTGACTTGCATGTCATAGGCCATTTTAACTTGGATGTGTTCTGCAACTTGCTGACGCTTAAGAGCATCGTCAGAGAAGGACTCAACGGTAACACCGAGGTTGTTTACGCCGGGAACTGAGTTCCATGCGAATGTCAAACCAGCGGCAGGGGTCATCAGACCGGATGCACGAGGTGTGTGTACCAACAGAGCGTTCTTACCACCGATGAAGCTATTGCTTTCGGCCAGACCTTCAACAGCACCGTTCTTAACAGCTTCCATGACGTAGAAGTTCTCTACTTCAAAGATTTCTGCCAGTTTAGCATCTGTAATCAAAGCTGTGTTTGATACAGTTGCGCCACCGTTCAAACGGGCAAGGATGTCTGGGTGGTTAACCAGAACGTCACGAACTTCTTTACCAACAACCATTGTGTTTGGCTTGAAGCCACCTGATGCCAACTGCATGGTGCGACGACCAGTAGTTACATCAGTGATTGGTGTAGAGTTAGTGTAGTCAGACCACAGGTTTGCAGGAGTTACGTCTGTAGTCCAGACGCCAGCCTTGAAGAAGGTGTCAGCGAAACGCTCTTCACGGTCAATCAACAAGCGAGTTGTCAATGTCTGTGCGCCAGCGGAACGGATTTCCAACATTGCATCTTCGTTAGCAATAGTCTGCTCATCGAAGTCCATGCCGAGGCCATAAACGTCAGCATAATAAGCAGCGTTAGAAACTGCCATACCGATGCGGTTAACTTCTGTGCGTGGCGCAAGTTTCTTTACGTCACCAGAGCGGTTCATGTTCGCACGGTCATAGATGTAATACTTGTCAGACTGACGAGCAACGCCTACGGTTGGGAATACTTTATCAGCGACAAAGTTAGTTTGTTCTTGTACATAGGCCAGTGTCAAGTTGGACAACGGCTGGTCGATATGTACCTGTGATGGGGTCAAAAGTGGCATTAGATTATTCCTTTAAATGCTAGATTAGGCTGCTACGTTGCCGCCTTGGATCATTTCGATTTCGATGATCTGACCATCTACGCCATCTTCACGGGCATAACCAAGTACAACATCACCAGTGGCAGCCAAGAGGGCAGTACCGTCAGCGCCAGTTTGGATTTGGTCGCCAGCAGTGATAGCACCACCAGCTTCTACCATTACGGAGCCAGAGACACATACTGTTACAGCAGCACCAGCGGCAGCACCAGCGAGACATACGCCAATAGCGTTCTCACCAGCAGCGTCAGCCAGATCAACTTGACCATCGGCTTCCAGAGTTACGAATTTGAATTGTGCTGCGGAAAGGTCTTCCCCAGCGATGAAAGTGCGGTTATCACGAGATTGCATGACGGCCATGATTATTCCCCTTTGTAGGATTTAGTGATGAGTGCTTTGCCTTCTTCGGTCTTAGCTACAGCAGCGTAAGCCTTAGCAAATTCACTCTTTTTCAGTTGGTTTTCGTCCATGTAGGACTTTACGAGAGCATCCAGTTTGTCAGCAGAGGTAGCGAACTCACCGTCTACATCGGACTTACCAAATTCTTGCATGGAAGCAGCAAAGGCAGCATCAGCAGCTTTGAGGGTTTCCATAATTCCATCATCTTCCGAGAATGACTTCAGGAGAGACTTAGCTGCACCAGTTTCAAAGTGTGGCAGAACTTCTTCCGCTTTCTTTGTCAACTCAAGGTCAGCCTTTTCAATTTCATGTTCACGCTTGGCTACAGCAGCAGCTTCGAGTGCTTTCAGGACTGGGGCTGGGATGTCGCTCTTAGCTACCATCTCACCGTCGATGTCCATCATTTCTTCTTCCGCTTTCTTCTCGATTGAGTCGGCACGGATAACGTAACCATTGTCAATCAAACCTTTGCGGAGATGTTGGTTCTCAGCAGAAAGACGATCAAAATCAGCCTTAAGTGCTTCAACGTCAACTTCAGGGGCTTCTACAGCTTCAACTTCAGGAGCAGCTTTCTCAGCGACTTCTTCTGTTACAGCTTCATCAGCTTTTTCCATGTCGTAGCCGAGAGCTTTCATAGCTTCACCACGGCCACAGCCTTTGTCGTCCATGTACGCCTTTACTTTGGCTTCCATTTCTTCGTTCATTTTCGTAATTTCCTCTTCGGAATTGTCACGCTTGAAGAGAGAGACCATTGCTTGTGCATTGGCTGGACGATCCACAAGGGAAAGTTCTTCAAGGTGCAAGTTTTTCAGGAGATTAGGCAAGTTAGATTTCCTCCTTGATAGCACGTCCACCTATAGAGAACGCAGCGAGTTCACCAGATTTAACCATAGCCCAGACGGTATCATCGAATACTTTGTAAGCGACAACCCATCCTTCACGGTCAGACTGGATACCAAGAGCATCACCAATTTCTTTAGTGATAGGAAGAGAGTGGACAACTACGCCAACTTGATCTCCAACGTGCATAGCCTTGCCGACCCGCACATGCTCCATAAATTCATTAACGGCTTTTACCAGTGTTCCAGCTTCGATAACGTCACCCTGACGATCAATAACCGCTTCACCTTTTTCTGTAACTACAGAAGCCCATCCGTAGACCATACGCTGTTCGTCGTCAGTCTTAAGGATTTTACCTTCGATATTCTTTGTCATTTCACCCACCGATGTGTTGGATTCCCACATACGACATGACCAGTAGCCAGCCGTTGTCTTATCTTTCTTGGTATCACAGGAATGGCGGGAGCGGAAATTGGCACGAGCTTTGGGATCGTCCCTACGGATTTCCATGTTAGGATCACCGAAAGCTACCCGTTTGACCTTACCGCCGTCCTGTACGAACACCTCAAACTTCTTGTTGCCACCCTTGATACGACGAGGCTTGTTCAGGGTGACAGTTTCGCCTTGATACTCAGCTTTAGCAAAGTCAGTCTTTAGTATCTCTTGTACGATAGTCCTGAGAGCCTCTAAGCGGTCCACTGAAGGCTCTTTAGCTTTATCGCCTTCGTAGTACGCTAGATATGCTTCATGGCTCTCACCGGGCATATACACAGCCTGTCCATCGTAATCAGAGACGTGAGTAACACCATTGAGGCCCATGTCATAACTACGGGAGATAGCTTCAGGCTCAGTAGTAAATATGTCATTAGCGTATTGGGCCATTATGGTTCACCTGTTATTACGTTTTTACATAGGATAGCTTCACCAAAGACACTAACAAACTGTTCGCCAGAACTACCATGAAGCTGAAACTCAATGTCAGTCTTCTCGTTGTACCTGAAAGGAACTTGACGTTGAATGTGCATAGTCTCCAAGAAGGAAGTCTCCGCTACCCTCAACTTTACACCGCTGGGTAAGCAAGCGAGGTTCCTGAAGAAGATTTGCCTGTTGTTCTGAGCAGCGGTGGCGCAGAAAGCATCAATACGAACTAGGTACAAGCTATGCCCAGCGGGTACTGTATAGATACTAGCTTGGTTCTTACCGTCACCACCACGAACCTTAGCGTAAGTTATCCCACCGTTGCTTACCGTTATGTCGTTGGCAGCGTTTCCACTGATCGTAACGACATCATTGATACGGAAGAATTGCTGGGTTGTTGCGACCGATACTGCCAGAGTTACAACCTCAGTGATTACATTGTAGTCACCATCAAGACCTATGATGCGCACTTGTACACCATTGTCTGCTGCGTTAGATGTGACTGTCATGGTCAAAGGTTGTGTGGGGTAGGTGTAAACTGTGTTGTTCTCCCACAGGGGAATATAAGATGTACCTACAAGAGCATTATAACCGAAGATGTTTCTAGAGGCGTAACCGTTAGACTCGCCCTTAGCAATGGCTAGGTAGTCGTGTTCGTATAAGTGCCTAGTCCAAGTAGTCATTAGTTCAACTCTCGAACTACAGACACAACCTTATTACCATTGTTAGGGAAGGTCTCTACCGAAGCATCTGAGTATGTAACCTCAAACTCTACATAGTAAGTACCAACAGTGTCTGTGTCACCAACTTGCCAGTCGTATTGAACTACACCATTCTCAGCATCTGTAATGGTCATAGTCTCATCAATCTTAACTGTACCATCAACCGACTTCATGTGGAACATTACTGTAGCACCACTTAGGTTAATTGGTGTCAGTGACGCGTCCTTCAGGGTTGCCTGCAAAGACGGGGAAGTATCATTTTGTTTAATACTGAAAGCCATTGTTATTAAGCAACCCTGTTATATTCGTTGTTGTAGTCTGCGTAGTTGTGGTCCCCAATCTCTACGTCATTGTAGAGTTCAGCTATGTCTACTGAGTTGTCGCTGTTACCGTCTACCGAGACAACCCTACGTTTTGAGGAGTTGACAGTAAGTTCACCAACTACAGGCTGACCTGTGAGGATTGATACCCCAAGGAGGTGGAAGACTACGACAAGAGTTGAAGTGTCTACATAAGCTGGAGCAGTTGTAACCCCATCAGCGGAAATAGAGTGGACCTGCGTAATAGCGGAGGTATCTACCGTAGGCTCTTGTGTGGTAATATCATCACCAGAAAGAACCCTTGTAACCACCATCACTGGGCTACCCACAGTGGAAGGTGCTGTAGTAATGTTAGCAGCCTCTAGGACGTGTCCCTGAGACGCTGTAGCTTGGCCTAAGGTAGGTACACCAGTCTCGATAGAGTTGCCACTCAGGGCGTGTCCCTGTGCGACCTCAGGAGACCCTACAGTTGGGATACCAGAGGTAATAGGTTCAGCATTGAACGTCTCATCTTCTGACATCGTAATAGATGGGACAGATGGGGCGTTAGTAGTGATACCTACGAGGTTTAGTTCGTGCTCTTGAGCAATGACTGAAGCATCTACTGTAGGAGACCCTGTGGTAATACCATTGGCAAGGAGAGGTGTAGTCTCTTGTACCGAAGTCTCTGGAACTACAGGCTGACCTGTTGTGATACCGTTTGCAGACAACTCATGTTCTTGAGCTATGTCTGAGATACCGACTGTGGGAGACCCTGTGGTAATAGCTACAGGTGAAAAGTCTTGGTCTTGTACGATAGCTGAAGTATCAACCGTAGGTGAACCCGTAGTAATTGGGTCAGCAGAGAAAGTCTCGTCTTCTGCCATCGTAGCGGGTTGGACTACAGGAGAACCTGTTACGATAGCTACAGGGCTTAAATCATGCTCTTGGTCAATACTTGAAGTACCAACTACAGGAGACCCTGTGGTAATAGCTACAAGTGAAAGGTTTTGATCTTGTACGATAGCTGAGGTATCTAGTACAGGAACCCCTGTAGAGATAGGATCAGCATTGAAAGTCTCCCTCTCCGACATCGTAATAGATGGGATTGTAGGAGAACCTGTTACGATAGCTACAGGGCTTAAGTCATGCTCTTGGTCAATACTTGAAGTACCAACTGTAGGAGAACCTGTTACGATAGCTACAGGGCTTAATTCATGCTCTTGGTCAATACTTGAAGTACCAACTGTAGGGGAACCTGTTACGATAGCTACAGGGCTTAATTCATGCTCTTGAGCTAGAGAGGAGCTACCAACAACAGGGCTTCCAGTAACAATACCATCAGCATTTATCAGGTAGACGATAATCGCCCCATCATCACTCAGAGGAGCAGAGGCTAGAGGCGAAAATCCAAGCATTTAGTTACTCCGTGAGAGTGGCATTACCCGCAGCGATAGCAGCGTCAATCGGTGCCATGTCTTCAGTAGTCCAGAATTCAGCCTGACGCATACCCTCAAGGTGCTGGACGTTGCGTTCGATCACAGTGTCGTCGCCAGTGTAGCGGTCAGGGTTGGCAATCGCATCATTGATTACCCACACGCTGTCGAGACAGGCTGAGTAGTGCTTTGCGATACGCTCAGGGGTCAGTTGGTCTTCCATGTGTCACCTCAAGGTTTCGTCGGCCATGTGACTTCGTATGGGAAGCCAGCTTGTGCAGTTATATCACGAAGTGCCTGTCGATACAGTTCCCATTCTGCTGGGATGTTCTGGCCCCGCTCGTAAGACTTGATGATGATCCAGTCAGTCTCTTGCAGCAGGCCATCACGGCGGGATCGGATGTTACGCTCGGCTTGCTCAAGCGGTTGTTGTTCGACCACATAGGGCAACACCCAACCACCTTCGACTTGCTCAAAGACCCCATCCGTCAGCCTATGTGTCAGACCATCGTATTCAGGTGCAATAGGGCGTGTGTAAGGGTACACGTCATAGCTTGCCAGCAGGTCATCAGGGACCGACTTAGGGAAGCTGGTCTGCGGATTATCACGGCGCAGTTGTCCCAGTGTGTATTTGGCTGGGGTGCCGTTTGTGAGTTTTAGGTGCATGGTGTGTCCTTATATGTAAACGGGATAGCTGCGGATACTGACTGCCGCACTGGTTGTAGAAGTTATCGTTTGTCCCACAGCATCAATAATTGAATACCCGTAGAAACGGGAACCGCTAGACAATGGGGTAAGGGATGCGTCTGCGGTCATCGTGAAATTACTGCCGTTTACATAGTTTAATATATGTAAAACCTCTGAATATGAAAAGGCAGGCGCAGCTAAAGTGGCTGACGGACTGGCCCCGTAAACACCTGTCCAGTCACTGTTTAGTGTTTCATGGCTGATGTCAGGGGTGACACCGCTCGAATGACGAATGGCGAACATTCCGGCAGCAATGTTTCTGGCAGTAGCTCCAACTGACAAAGCAACTGTTCCGCTCTCCGTCCCGTCCGCAACTTTTTTGTTATCAACACCGTAATCCCCTGCAACACTTAGCGTTGTCCAGCCGCTTATTGTCCCAACCGCCCCAGAGTTGTTTGCAAGCCCCGTGACAAAAAGCCTGTCCCCAGCCTCAATACCGCTTGGGTATGGCACAAGAACAGATGTGGCAGAACTAGAAAAAACTGGCGATCCAAACAGAACAGTAAAGCCCTCAACTAATGGTTTAGCCCCAGCCCGTGCCATCATCATTTTCTGTGCAGAAGTTATCATGCCATCGCATCCCCAGCGAGGAAGCCATACCAAGTAGTGCCTCCGTCCACTGTCATAAACGTGTAGATGTCCTTCTCACCGCTTGCAGGTGCATCAGGTGCAGTGCCACCAGCCCAATCAACCGATGCAGGCCATGTCAGCGTGTGAGTACCACCAGCGGTGATAATCAGGCTGAACGTGCCGACCTGACCGCTTGAGGGAACACCAGTGAAGGTGAAGGTCGTATTGCCTGATGTCGTTAGCGTGTAGGTGTCACGTGCGCCTACGTCCACCGATGGGGTAGTGCCAGACAGGGCTGCGGAAGTGTTGTCGATGCCAGCCCCAGGAACACGGAAGCGAGTAATGCTGCTATTCCCCAAGGTGATCTCGTTGGAGGCTGTGGCAGAGGATGGGTCGGAGCCGTTGCCGAGGACGATGTTGTTTGCGCCTGTGGTTAGTAGGTCTCCCGCACCATTACCGATAGCTACGTTGTTGGAGCCTGTCGTAAGGTTGGTGCCAGCTTGGTAGCCGCCGAGGAAGTTGTAAGCACCAGAACTCAGGTCATTACCAGTCTGGTAACCCATGCTGATATTGTGGCTCCCTGTTCTATCTATGCCCGAGAAGCCAACGGCATTGGCACCGAGAACGATGTTGTCTGACCCAGTAATGCGTCTACCTGAACTATAGCCTACAACAGTATTGCTGTTTCCAGATGAACCATTACCAGCCAGATAAGCCCCGATATAGGTAGAAAAGCCACTGCTGCTGTTTCCAGCACTTTTGCCCACGAACACGCTACCACCACCACTAGAACTTGTTACGAAAGACAGCCCGCCTTCAGTCCCTGTTAAAACAGTAACGTCAGACAACTCATTGAGGCTAGTAGCACCACCGCTTACAGCAATCCAATCATAATCGCTACCCGTCCACGACAGCACCTCACCAGAGGAAGCAGTCCCAGTGTTCAGGTGGGTGTCTACGTCAGCGTCGACAGCAACCCAATCGTAGTCCGAGCCTGTCCAGCTAAGGTATTCACCAGAGGAAGCAGTCCCAGTGTTCAGGTGGGTGTCTACGTCAGTGTTCAGGTCAGCAGCGGACACCAAACCAGCGGGTGCTATTTTTGAGGATAGTGTTGCCATTGTGGGGTGTCCTTAGCTGTCAGGGAAGGCTGCGGTTGGTGGGGTAAAGTTTGCGGTATAACGGGCAACGCCTTTTGTGATGCGAAGATCGTCGATGTGTCCGTTAAAGAATTGAACGTTATAAAAGCCAAGTTTTCCAATACTAAGTTCTCCCGACGATATGTTGGTGCTGTTAGATACATCTCCGCCTAATTTAAGCCCATCAATAAACAAACGCAAATTTGTTCCGTCCCTAGTCAGGGCAAAATGATACCATGTGCTTGTAGAAGGCGAAAAAGAACGGGCCATAACATTTGTTGCGCCGCTAAGGTAAATATTCCATAACCCTTGCCATTGAATGGAAAAGCCATTTGGATATAAGCTTATTAACTGCTGCGTCCCACTTGTGCTTGAAAAATTTACCCACATTTCCACGGTAAAATCACTTGTTCCAAACGCCCACAACGCATTGTCTGCTACAGTCAGCGAATCCCCGTTTCCATCAAAGTTTGCCGAACCTGTCCCAAACTTTTTGACTGCTGTGCTGACTTTTGCGTCTCCATTTGCGGTCACGCTAAGATTGTTAGATGAATTATCCGTAAAAGTAGTTGAATTATTTGAGCCGTCACAATGCAGCAGCAAAGAGACATCACTAAAAAGTGGGCCTGTTGCAGGTTTAGCCCCAGCCCCCTGTAATTTATGCCACAGCATCAGGAACCATCCCCTACCAGTGCGCCATACAAAGTCGAGCCGACCTTCCAGAGCGACACGACAGTGTAGCCAGTGGTAGCCAGTGTTGGTGCGATCCCACCATTGTTGACCCAAGTTGTTGTGGGCCAAGTTACTGTGTAGGCAGTGCCATCGTCAATCATAACAGTGATGGCTTCGCCAGCAGAAAAACCATCCGTGTATGTCGTGTTGCCAGTCAGCGTATGCGTCTGGACAGAACCATTGTCTGGTTCAAGAGCAACTGATGTCCCGCTGATAGCGTAAACTTCTTCTGTGATGGTCCCGTCAAGGGAGGGCGTGGTCAACGTCTTGTTGGAAAGCGTCTGCGTCCCTGTGAGCGTCACGACATCACCAGCAGCACCGACCTGAGCATAAATCTGCCAAGTGGTGCCATCGTATACAAAAGACACTGACGCACCGCCAATATCCATTGTCATGTCCGCAGCGTCACCCTCAATCGTTGAGCCATTGCGACCGACAGTCAGGTTATTTGCAGACCAATCGGCACCGTCAGCAATCTTGATTACATCACCTGACGATGGGGACGCTGGAAGGGTTAGGGTCCAAACGCCACCAGACGTGTCCGCAATGATCTTCTCACCCGCTACAGCCGTATAGTTGGCCGTTTTTCTGACATATGTTTCAGCCCCGCCAGACGTAATCCAATCGTAGTCAGTGCCTGTCCAGCTGAGGTATTCACCAGAGGAAGCAGAGGAAGTATTCAGGTGGGCATCAACCAGCGGGTTTACATTGCCAGCGTCAGTTACGTCAGCCGTGGCTTCAATGCCTGCCAACTTCGTCTGCTCTGCGTCCGTAAATGCGTTGGTGTTGGCGTTGCTTTCGTATGCAGTCTTGATCTCACCTGCGGTTTGATCCGCAGTAGCGCCAGCCTCAATGCCATCCAGCTTGGTCTTGTCGCCATCAACAAACGGACCCTCAGAAGGAGGCTGTTGAATGTCCTCACCTGCGGCTGTCACATAGACAACAGCATCGCCAGAGAGGTTGAGCAGAGAGCCTGTTGAGCTTTCATCCAATACCCGTGTGAGAGTGCCAGAGGAATAAGTGCCTGAGCCGATCTCCCAAGCATCGCCATCCTCAATGGTGTAGCGGACTACATCAGAATTGACGACACCAGCAGAGGTGAAGGATTGATAGCCATCAACAGCACCAGACAAGCTGATAGTACCAGTACCTGTTGTTGAGGTGCTGACTTTAGCTCTGTTTGCGAAAGTGACCATATGTCAACACCTCTTTATATTATGCAGGGTCTGGGATACCGATTGCGACAGAAGACAACGTGAATGTGTTGCCAGATGTAACAGATTGTGAGGCTGTAAGAGAGTTTGTAGCAAGGAGACGAGAGTTTACTGTATCTACGATAGCGTAGTGAGTAGCTGTACCTGTGCCAGTCACTGAGCCATCCGTAATAGCAGCTACAACAACCTCACGACCACCACCTGAGCGATCCTGTGGAGCACCGATGGAAAGGCTTGTGCTGTCACCAAGTGCGTAGGTGACGTTAGCCTCTGTGAATGTTGTTGCCTCTTGTGAGGTAATTACGATTTTGTTTGCTTCTGTGTCGAGGACGGTCAAACCGTTGTCGAACACACGATCATTCAATGTTGCCATGATTATTCAGTTTCCTGTGTATTTTTTGTGTTTGTTTGACCGACTTCTGGGTCGTATTCTAGTTCAGCAATATCCATAAGGTCTTTGATAACCTCTGGGTGGCTACTGACATCAATGTTCGCACCGTTAAGGTTACGAAGGAAGGCAGCAATCTCACGAAGATCGTGGGGAGCTACATCACCAGCCTTAATAGTTGGCATGAGGTCATAATTCAGACCGTTCAACTGCCAAAGACGCTCGACCAACTGTTTGTTGAGAACATCTACGATTGCTTGGATGTAACTCTCAAGCGCACGGAGGAACAGGTCTGTCTTCGACTTGGAGAGGG